ATGATACAAGTTTAGAAAAGGCTGGCATTGTGGCCAACAGTGAATACCGATGGGGTCGTTTATGATCGTAAGAGAAATGTATGTCAATGAGTTTGATTCAACTGTAATCTGTTTTAACTATTACAGAGATCGAGCCATTGAAAGTTTACCTCACATAGAAGAAGAATATGATGAGAATTCAGTAATTAAGACCATTAAGGCTCGTGCCAGTCGTGCTGAACATTGTTGGTTCAATGCCTATGATGGACAACGCATAGTAGGCTTTATTGCTGGCACACTAATTCCTCAACCTTGGAATCATGAAATACTCAGTGCTAACATTGACTTTGTGTTTTTGTTAGACACGCATAGAAACATGGACAACTTTAAACTGTTAATGAAAAAGTTTGAAGAGTGGGCCAGACATCGTGGGGCTACCAGCATAACTGGTGGCGACATAGGCATAGACATAGACAGAACAAGAACATTATTTGAACACTTGGGCTTCACACCAATGTTGTTAATGAACAAGGAATTGATCGATGGGTAAAATCTTTAGTGGTATCATTGGTGGCGTAGTAGGCTTCTTTGTTGGTGGCCCAATGGGTGCTGCCATAGGCTTTGGCCTTGGCATGACCAAAGCAGGAGACAAGTTAGTCAACAAGGTCATGGACTTTGTGTTAAAACCATTCCTTGGAGCATTTGGTGTTCCCAATGATGGTGGAGGCAATGCGGCTCGTGAAGAAGGTGTTGTCATAACCAAGCGTGGTGGTGGCTCAGAAAACATACCTGTGGTCTATGGCTTTCGTCAAGTAGGCGGTGTTATTACATTTGCCACCACAGGTGCAGACAAAAACAAATACCTATGGGTTGCTTATGTGTTAAGTGAAGGCCCAGTAGAAGGCGTTCACAGTGTGTTCATTGATGACAATGACATTACCAGCCCAGAAGTCATAGGTGCATTGAACAGAGGCGAAGAAGTTAATCTAACCACTGGCAAGTATAAAAATCGTGTAAAGATGCAGTTTTGGTATGGCAAGCAATATGGTGCCAATGCTGACAGTTCACCAGTAGGCGAATATGCTTTTATGAAAGAAGCACCTGGATGGCGTGCTACAGATGCTTACAACGGACTTGCCACATTATTTGTGCGCTATGAGTGGTTGCAGGTCACCACACAAGACGAATCCAACAACAATCCATTCTCAGGCAGCATCCCTAGCATTAAAGTTAATTTACTAGGGCGCAGAGTCCTGCCCATAGACGGCACTGCACAAAGTCGTGATTGGTATACTGATGTCAATGATGGCCGTGAGCGTTATTCAACAAACCCAGCAGAAATATTGCTGGACTATCTGCGTCATCCTTTCTATGGCAAAGGACTCAGCAACACAGAAATTGATTGGAGTAGTTTTCAAACGGCCCGTGACAAATACAACACAGATGTTACCTATGTCAATGGCGTTAAGGGTCCAATCTTGACCACAAACATGGTTTTGGACACTGGTGCTACATTGATGAGCAATGTCAAAACTATATTGCAGGGATGTCGCAGTTATTTGCCATATGTGCAGGGCACTTACAAATTAAAAGTAGAAGATGCTGGCAATCCCAATGATATTACCAGTGGTGCCGCAACTGTGGCGCAGACATTTACCAGTGACAACATTGTAGGTGATATTTCATGGGGCGGTGTGCCTAGAGACAGTGTTTACAGTGAATACGAAGTTACCTATGTAGATCCATTGAATAAATGGGCAACTAACACAGTAGTGTATCCAGTAACTGAAGCAGAGCGATTAAGTTATCAAGTCCAAGATGGTGGTCGTGTAAACAAAGGATCAACAACATTCCCTACGATTACAAACTATGCCATGGCCTATGATATGGCTCGCTTGTTGTTCTTCAAAAGCCGCTATCAAGAAACATTAAACATCAAAGTTACCAGTCAAGCCATGGAACTAGAGCCTGGTGATAACATACAAGTCCAGGGCAACACATTGAACTTTGAACTCGGACCAGAAGCAATTCCTTGGCGCATCATCAGCATCAAAGGCAATGATGACATGACCTATGATCTAGGGTGTGTGTTGAATCCAGATACAATCTATCCACATACTCGTGCTGGTGAGCGTGACATTATTGTGCCGCCATTTATTCCACGTTACGAAAGCATCATATATCCTTACACAAATATTGACCTAAGTCTTTATCCACCAAGTTTTGCTTACATTGGCGGTGTGCCAATTACAAGCCCATTAGACCCCCCGGGAGCAACGGACCCAACTGGTTCAACAGGCGGTGGTAATGGTGATCAGAACGGTGAACAGAATACTAATCCTGTCACTGTTCCACCACCTCCACCACCAGCGGTAGTAGAAGTATTCAATCATTACATACAGATAGATCGTGCTGATTATGTTGTAGAAAACAACACAGTATCGGCTACAATAAGTTGGATACAACCTGACAGTCCAAGTTATGCTGGCGTAGATTTTTGGTTCAAGAGAAACATCTCAACTGAAACAGTGTATCAAACTGCTACCAGCACTACAAAATCTGGCACTGGCAGATTAGTCACACACAAATTTTCTAACTTGTTAAAAGGTCGCACACCTTATCAAGTAATTGCTAGAGTAAAATACGAAAACGGTAACAGTAGCACAGTAATAACAAAGTTTTCATTAAATGTCAGTGGTGCTGTCAGCACAGAAGATCCTGAAGACTTTGAAGAAATTGTGCAAGGTGGTTGGGCTCCTCCTAACACCACTCCAGATCCTACACGCAAGGATACATTGTTTGATTTTATACAAGCCCGTCCAACTTATGCAAGTCCAGGCGTGCCTACATCAGACCGTGGACTAGAAATTATTATAACTCAAGACATCAATGCCAGTGCTTTTACCAGTCAGATTAAAGGTGTTAAGATTTATTACAAATTAGCCTCAGCCACTGGCTACAAAACCAGTGTATATCTATGGGATGGTGGTTATTTTCCAGGCCAGGCCTATACTTTTACTCCATTCTTGGATCTTGGTGTGCGAACCTATCCCGCAGGAGACAACGCCAGTGATAATTTTGATTTTGTGTTTCGTTGGATCTATACTGATGACACTGAAGGCACACAACAGATTAGATTTGTAAATGCTGACATAGAAAACAATACCAATGCAGTAGTGTTTGGTTATGGTAATAACAGTGGTTCACCTGTGCAGGCTCTGCGTGAAACCAGTGACGCATTTCAACCACCATTAGAACTGCCAGGCAGTGTGGTGGATGCCAGAGACATGACCATCAATGTCGTCACTGCAAAGGCTTTGTTGGGTAATGGTCCGAATCAAATTATTTGGCGTATCAATCCACCTGATGCCAGCAATTTATTGAATTGGTATGGTGTGCGTGTTCGCAGTCGCAGAGTTCCACTTAGTGGCGGTGATGCTGGCGAATTTGAGACTGATGATTATTTGCCAGTGAGTCAAAGTGATCCTGGAGTCTATGACATTGAACACCCCACTGTCTATGATGAAGAATATCAATATGTGTTGACTCCTGTGGTGAGATATTCCAGCGCAAAAACAGAAGCATTTACCAGTGTGTTGATGCGTGGTCGTTTACACAATCGTCAAACCAGTTTAGATTATCCCAGCGGTGGTGATTGGATTAGCCGTTTTAGAGTAGAAAACATCAGCACCAGTGATGTCAGCACAATTCAAACAACTCCGTTTGCTACCACTGATCCTTTACCTTCAATAAAACTATGGCGCAAAGTGTTTAAAGCAGGCACCACAGATCGCACACCCAACAATGTGTATTTTGAATTAGAATACAATGTCAGTCATGTGGTAGGATTAACTGGTGTTAGAATTTATCGTCGTAGCAACACTGGTGGACCTTATGGCACCATTACCAACAATTTTGCAAAATATTATAACTATGGTCGTTGGGAATATGTAGATGTCGTCCCAGGCACTAATGCCACAACATTGGCCAATGGCAATGTGTTGGTAAATCTTCGAGGACCTATAGATCATCAAGAGTTTAATCCATCTTATCAAGTGCCCACTGCTAGTGCCACGGCTCAGGCTCAATTGTTGTTTGCTGTCTACAATCCAGCCAGTGGCAAAAAGATTCTAAGAGACCTAAATGGTTCAGGAGGCAACAGCACTACACCTAGCACAGGTTGGGATTATGTGGTAGTGGTCAGCACCACCAGTGGTGCCAGCGCACAATGCGTGAGATTGCCAGTGATCAGTGGTTTATCTACCACAGTGCCTGATTTGGCACAGACTAGACAGTTTGATGCATTTGATGAATTTGACGCAGGTTATCAAAGACGTATTACACCTGATGCCAACAACGGTAGTCGTGCTAGTATAGCAAATGCCAATTTGTTAACAGGCACACTCAGCACCAGAGTATATACAGCACCTACACCAAACAGAGGATCAGCCATTATATGATAACTCCAAACGGAATTTTTGATTTTGAAAATCAAGTTGTCACAGCACCCAGCACTGGCACTTGGGCAAGTCTAACCACATGGGCGGCTTGGACCAATTATGCTACCAGCACAGCAGACAGCATGACTTGGTTGTTGGATCCAGTGGATCTTGGAGATACAAAACAATTTTGTTTGACCATTAACACACAGGCCAATGGCATTGTGGATTATTATGTCTATACCTCCGACACAGGTGCGTTCAATGGTGAAGAAGTAGAAACCATTATTCTTGCTGAAGATACGGGCATTGCTGCCTTTTCGTCACGATATTATCAAATAGGTGTCAGCGTAGAACGCTTGGCTGATCCGCAACAGATCACAGGCATAGAAGTGCGTGTGGTTCAAACAAGAAATAAATTCAGCATAGACAATATCAACACTGCGGACATCAATGATGGTTCAACAGAAGGTTATGTCTTGCCCTTGGGTAGACCCGTGGGCACCATTACCAATGTGCAGATTACTCCACAAGAAGTCACTCCTTATGCATTGAATGTCTATGTCACTGACACACCTACCAGTAGAACTGTAATTCCTTATGTGACCAGCAAAACTGGTGACGCAGTGAGTTTTTCATTGATTGGTGTAGACAATGAACCCCGTGATGCCATAGTAGATGTGTTAATAGAATACCTACCAGAAATGTATAGAGATGGCAATGCATTAAGGGTTAGATAAAGGTTTTTTCTAGAACAAATAAATATTAAGAGAGATTAAAAATGACATTTCCAACAACAGCCGTAAACACCACTAATTTAGATGCCAGCACAGATTCGCCAGCCAGTGCTCGTGCGGACATTTTAGATGCTGTGCAAAAACTCAACACCATCATTGCTGAAGCAGGTCTAGCCAATGGTGTATTGGTTTTAACTGGCAGTGGTAAATTGCCTAGTTCAACTATACCTACACAGATCACACTCAACTCAGGTGTGCAGGTTATAAACCCAGTTAGTGGCATTGTAAACATCCGTGATGTTTTACGTTTACAACAAATGACCACTGTGGATATTTTAGCATTGGCCACACCACAAGCCGGTGACATTGCCTTTGCCACAGATGGTGATTCAACAGCACCAGCATTGTGCATCTATGATGGCGATGATTGGCGAACATTGGATCTCAGCAGCCTAGGATTCTTATCATAATGAGCGAAATCAATACAGTAGAAGCAGAACGCACTAACTTGGATCTTCATGTGGATCTTTGTGCCCAACGCTATACCTTATTGGAAAAGCGATTGGAAATTGTAGAATCCAAAGTAGACAGTCTAGCACAACAAATCCAAAAATCAAGTTCAAGTATCTCAACAGTTATCATAACTAGTGCAGGCACAGTGGTTTGCAGTGTTTTGGGCTTAATTGGCGTTATTTTAATGAAAATGTAAGTCAACCACATACATAGACACAGAACCGCACATAGATGCGGTTTTTTGTTTTTTGCCCCTGCTAACCCCGCGTCGT